CTTCAACGGGGGTGATGGTGTTCCGCTGGCTTCGGCTTCGCACCCGGTCATCGGGGGGGTTCAGTCCAACGTCCTGACGTCGGCCGCTTTGTCCCAGACTTCCCTGGAACAAGCCCTGATTTCGGTTCGTCAAACCATGGATGCTCGTGGTAAGAAGATCCGCCTCACGCCGAAGCAACTGGTCGTCGCTCCGTCGAACATGCTTCAAGCTGAGGTTCTGTTGAAGTCGGTGCTTCGTACTGGCACCAACAACAACGACATCAATCCGGTGAAGACTACCACTTCCCTGAACGATGCAGTGGTCATCTCCCGTCTCACTTCCCCGACTGCCTGGTTCGTCCAGACCGATGCCCGCGATGGCATGAAGGTTCTGTGGCGTCGCAAGGTCGAAAAGGGTATGGAAGGCGACTTCGAGACCGATTCGATGCGTTACAAGTCCACCATGCGTTTCGGCTCCGGCTGGACCGAATGGCGGGCCATGTTCTGCAACGCTGGTGCCTAAGTAAACGGAGGGGGCTTCGGTCCCCTTCTTTTTACCCTTACGCTTTTCATGAAGTAAAGGAATTAACATGCAAATCTCTGATGACCTCTTCTTGGGTCCAGTGTCTCGGGGTGGTCCGCTCAGTGACGGCCCTTCTCCTATGGATCTGGGTGTTGGCCCAATGGGTCGCGTCCATATCTTCGACGTTGTTCCTGTTGCCCTGAACCTGCTCGGTATCGCTACGGCTCAAGCCGTCGCTGCTGCTGGCAACCTGACGCTCACGGCTGGCACGGGTACTACTCTGGTCAACGGTGCCGTGGTCCTGGACACCCCCCGCTGCGTCGACATCCTGTCGTCTGGTGCTGGTGACACGACTCAAACGGCTACGTTCTACGGAACTGATCAATACGGTCAACCGATGACCGAAACGATCACCTTCAACGGTACGACCCGTGCCGTTGGGGATAAAGCCTTCAAGAGCATCAACCGTATCGCTATCTCGGCGACGATGGCTGGTAACGCCTCCTCCGGTTTCACCGACAAGATCGGTCTCCCGTTCCGTGTTCTGTCGCGCGACTACATCAACTTCAACTACAATGCGACGGTGGGTCTCCTGGCTGCAGTTACGGTGGCTGATACGACGAGTCCGGCAACGGCTACGACTAACGATGTTCGCGGCTTCATTACGCTGGCTTCGGTGGCCGACGGTGTCAAACGTCTGGTCGCTACGATCGCTCTCCCGGCGATTGCCAGTGGTCCGAATGCCACCCGTATTGGTGCTTTGGGCGTGACGCAATTCTAATCGCATAGGGAGGGCAACCCTCTCCCTACGCTAGGAGAACACTATGGTTGGAAGTAGGCTTGGATACGCCAAAGTCTCAGGTGCGCCCGCGCTCGTGACCTCGGGTCCCGCTGCCCTGTTTGGTATCGTCGGGGTCACGTCAGTAGCTTCGTGTATCGTTTACGATAGCATTGCGGCTTCTGGAAACATCCTCTGGTCAGGTGCACTAACGCTTGGTCAGGTGGTGCATTTCGGCGGACAAGGTATTGCCGTAGGAAACGGTCTTTATGTTTCCGTAGGCGGTGCCGAAACCGTAAATATCCTGTTTGCCTGATGAAAGATCCATCATGGCATCTAGAAGCCTGTTAGATCTGAACTCTGCGACACGAGAGAAAGCTGAACAATTCGTTTCAGCTTGTGACGAAGCCGGTATTGATGTACTGATCTACTGTACCTATCGTTCTGAAAAAGAACAAGACGTCCTGTACTCCCAAGGGCGCACTACCCCTGGAAATAACCCACGATCCTCTAAGCCGCTTGGTGACATCGTGACCAATGCTAGGGGCGGAGAAAGCTGGCATAATTTCCGAGCTGCATTTGACTTTGTTCCTCTGGTGAACGGTAAAGCGGCTTGGAACAGTAAAGAGCTGTACGCGAAGTGTGGTGCTATTGCTGAATCATTAGGTCTTGAATGGGCTGGTCGCTGGACGGGTCGTCTGCGAGAAACCGCTCACTGTCAATTTCGCGGGGGCTTAACTTTGGCTCAAGCACGTGCAACTTCGAAAGTTTGATCATGAAATGGTTTGTCGCTGGGATGATGTTGGCCCTTCTTTCATTGGCTTTGTATGGTTGGCTTTCCGTGGGTATTCCCCATGTACAACGGGCTAATCCACAGTATAACACAGGAGTGAAGTGATGCTAATCAAAAACTTTACTGAAGCCTTCAAAGCCGGAAAGGCGCTATCGAATGCAGCCACATGGAAGAACGCTCAACTCGTCGGATCGAAGCTCGCCATCTTGTTCGGCTTCCTGCTCCCGCTCGCCAAGGTTTTCGGCTACCTCGAAGGGGTTACGATCGAGGATGCGGTGGTTGTTGCCAGCGCTGTCACTGTTCTTGTCGGCGTGTTCAATGGCACCGCTACAGTGGTCTCAACAGACAAAATTGGCCTGCGTGGCCTTCCCGCTGGTGGGACTGACGCCGGAGGGCGAGGAGAAGTTACGGAACTCGCACCCATCGAGTTACCTACCGAATCTACACCAGTCGTTGTCAAACCTGAACAACCAGACCTATTTCATAACCGGAGTCTCGGCTAACTGCCGATTTTAGGAGAAACCATGCAAACCTTCATTATTATCATCAAGATCGTACTCTCACTGCTTCCCTCAATTATTGAGGCCGTGAAGACGATTGAAGCCGCGTTTCCAGCTACTGGTCAAGGTGAGGCCAAGCTGCAGATTATCCGCAGCATCCTCGAAACCGCCTATGAAAAAGGTGCTGATGCAACGGTTACTTTCGAGCGAATCTGGCCGGCGATCCAGTCAGCTGTCGCCGCCGTGGTCAGCATGGCCAACTCCATCGGACTGTTCAAGAAATAATGCCCGAAAAAGACCCTACAAACTGGCAAGCCGCAACATGGCTTCTTGCCTTAGCCATGGCTTTAGGTGGAGGACTCGTCAATTGGTATGCTAAGGTTAGACACTCACACACGAGGTCATTCAACATCCTAGAACTCATCGGTGAGCTTGTCACGTCGGGTTTTGTCGGTATCGGTGTGTTCATGGCGCTTGATGGCTTTGGACAACCTGCAAGCTTGTGCGCCGCTGGTGCGGGTGTAGGTGGTCACATGGCAGCGAGACTCCTGTTCATAATTGAACGCATGATCGAACAGCGGATAAAGAAGGTTGGATCTTAACCACTAGGAAGTGAGAGAACCGTGGCAACGTCAGGAACTATTGGTCTCACCCGAATCAGCACGGCGAAACTGCTTGAGAAGGCTATTCGTCGTGTTGGGCTGAATCCAGCATCGCTCACAGCCGAGACCGTGACTACGGCACAGGAAGACCTGTTCATGCTGTTGCTCAGCCTGTCCAATAAAGGTTTGAATCTTTGGACTGTTGATCATCAGATCATAGCACTAGTACCGAATCAAGCGACGTATAATCTCCCGGTCGGTACTCAGGATATTCTAAACGCGGTCATCTCCACGCCCTCGGAAGTCACTGGTGTGACCCTTAGTTCTTCCCTGAACACCGTAATAGACGCTACGTTCACCAGTGACACCCAAAAAGTCACCCGATTCGGGGTCCGGTTCACTGAGGCTATTTCAAGCATCTCAGTAGCGTCCTATGCTTCAGACCTTGTTACCCTGCTAGGGACACAAACCTTCACTCAAAGCAGTGGGGTAATGGCGGTTGACCAGTTGTACTGGTACGACCTGAATCCAGCAACTGAGGGTAAGTTGCTACGTTTCACACTCACTACGGTGCTTGATCCGCTTACGCTCCCTGGAGTCATTTTCGATACGTTGGAATTTGATCAAGGTTGTTCTTCTATCCCGATTACCCCGTTCAATCGCGATGACTACACCAACCAACCCCGCAAAACTTTCACTTCACCGACTATCACGAACTACTGGTTTGAGAAGTTGGTGACCCCTAGAGTTACATTCTGGCCCGTCCCTAACTCTGAAACTAAGTGCGTTGAAATTTGGCGCTATCGTCAAGTTCAAGACGTTGGCGACCTGACCGAAGAGCTCGAGATTCCGGCTAGGTGGTATGAAGCAATCACGTGGCACTTGGCATTACGTCTGGCGTTTGAGCTCCCTGGAATTGATCCAGGGCGACTACAAGCCGTTCAGCAAATGGCGCAAGGTATGGTCATTGAAGTTGAGGCCGGTGAAACGGATAATGCTCCCACTTACTTTGCTCCAAGAATTGGTGTTTACACCCGCTGAACATGCCTAAGTATATCTCAACCGGTCCTTCTAATCTAGCTATCGCGGTCTGCGATAGGTGCCATATGAAGATGCCATACACTGCACTACGGTCAGATGGTAACTCACCAGGGCTTCGAGTGTGTAAAGGTTGTTGGGACAAAAAAGATCCGTACCGTCTCCCTGCTCGCCAGACCGAGAACATTTCACTACGCTATCCTCGCCCAGATGAGTCGCTAGAATGACCGCAACAACCTACAGCACTTTGGTAAATGATATCATCACTTACTGCGAACGTACTGATGAGCCTTTCTTGGCACAAGTCCCCCGCTTCATTGCTCTGGCTGAAAATCGCATTGCCAGTGAGAATAAGCCCTTCGGTTTCCTGCGTGTCGTATCTGGCAACCTCACCGGTAATGTCGTACAAAAGCCTGTGAGATGGAGAAAAACCAAAAGTATCTCAATCACGGTGAATAGCCAAAAGACATTCTTGTACAACCGAAGTTACGAGTACTGTGTTTCTTATTGGCCCAATCCTACACTGACTGACGTTCCTCTATACTACGCGGACTATGACTACGAACATCTGTTTATTGCTCCGTCGCCGGTTCAGTCATTCCCCATGGAAATTCAATACTATGAATTGCCGGAGCCGTTGTCGGAGGCCACTCAGACCAACTGGACTACCCGTTACGCGCCTCAACTCCTTCTGTACGCGGCGCTGATGGAAGCCATGCCTTTCCTTAAGACCAGTGAGCGTATCCCTGAGTTTCAAGGTCTGTATGATCGTGCGATGGGGGCGATCAATAAAGAGGATCAGTCGCGTGTTACTGATGATGCAACGGTTAGGAGTTAAATCGCATGACCCAAAATTATAACGACGTCTTTGGGGTAAATACCGTTCCCCCGTCGCAGTATGGTTATCAGGCAATAGTCTTAACTGCAGACACTACGTTCAACTGGCCCTCTCAAGGGACAGCCAATCTTATCTCGGCGATCATGGATGTGTCGGCTTCCGCCGGTTTGTCCATGATCATGCCAGCGGCGGATGATGTTTCCCCTGGACAAGACATTCTTATCCGAAACGTTGGTGCCAATACCGTCACGGTCAAAGGTTCAACGGGTGTAACCATCGCTTCGGTGGCACCTAGTTCGGTGATCTATCTCTATGTTACCGACAATACCACCCCTGCGGGTGTATGGGGTACGGTGGCATTTGGGGTAGGCACCTCTGCGGTAGATGCTGCGACATTGATGGGCTACGGTATCAAGGCTATTGGCAACACCTTGAACCAGTCGCACCCGATCCTGACTACCGGGGCGGGTCTAACGCTTGATGCTACTCATCGTGCATCACTGGTCAACTTCACCGGGGGCGTAACAACCTGCGCGCTTGATCAAGCCTCAGTTCTGGGTGACGACTTCTTCACTATTGTTCGTAACTCGGGAACTGGTACGCTAACCATCAACCCCTACGGTGCTGAACTCATCGACGGTTCTTCGACGTTTGAAGTTCAGCCAGGGGAATCGCTACTCCTGTTCTGTTCGGGTGTGTCGTGGTACACGGTTGGTTACGGTCGGTCGGTAATCTACAACTTCACTCAACTGGTCCTGGATGTTTCGGCGGGCGGTACCTTCACCCTGACTCCAACCGAAGCCAGCAACAAGCTCCTAACGTTTATTGGGAACCCCGCAGCAGGGGTGACGGTGGTTGTTCCGTCTGTGGTGGCAGTTTATTACCTTCTCAGTCAGTTGTCTACTGCGCAAACTGTGACAGTGAAGACTGCACTAGGAACGGGTGTTGCCGTACCTCAGGGACAACGTATCGTAGCCATTTGCGACAGCACTAACGTCTATTCTGCTCAATCAGTTTCTGCGTCCACTTCGATCTCACTGATCGACGGTTCGGTTTCTACACCCTCGCTCAACTTCGCGTCCAAGACCAATACTGGCCTCTATAAGTACAGCACTGCGGGACTTGGTATCGCGATCAACGGTGTTGATGTTGCTCACGTCGATACGACAGGCACCACTTTCAACGGGACGTCGCCAATCGTTTCAGCTAAGGCTGGTCCGACCACTGGTCAACAACACACTATCCCGGCAGTTTCTAGCGATACTTTCACCCTGAACGCCGCTACACAAACACTGACGAATAAGACGATTGTTGCGGCGAACAATACGATCACCACTGCGGCATCAGGTGGTCTGGTAGCCACGGAACTGAATGCTGCACTGGCTGAACTAGAAGCCGAAATTGTTCTCAAGCAAGATGCGGCTACCGCTGTTCAGAAGACCAGCAACACCGGGATTGCCCTGCTACCGTCAGGAACCACGGCTCAACGTGATGGATCACCGACAGTTGGTGGTATGCGCTTCTCCACTACGCTTCTGGGTTGGGAAGGGTGGAATGGTGTTAACTGGACCTCTATTGGTGGAGGCCAGATGTATGGTCAAGCACTGGTCAAGGGAATCTTCTATAACAACACGAACATTTCGGAAAACATCACTGTGCTGGCCGGTACGAATGGCGGCACTTTCGGACCTGTGATAGTGGATAGTGGTTTCACCGTCACGGTTGAATCTGGTTCAGTCTGGAGTATTGTATGACAGTTAAAATTGATGGAACGAACGGTATTGACACCGCCCAACTGCGCCCCGCCGATGGCGACCCGGTGGCGATCACGATTGCCGCTGATGGGAAGGTGGCGTTTCCGCAGAACGCTCAGACTTGGCAGAACGTGAGCGGAAGTCGGACGCCGGGTGTAACCTATACCAACAATACTAGCCTGCCAATTACGGTACATTTCATCGCAAGCGATACGGTTGGTGCCTCTGG